GGAAAGTGGCACACGCACGAAGTGCTTCAGACCGTTTGGCACGTCCGTGGTCAGGAACCATGCGTTCGGGTCGGTCAAGAAGTGGTTAACGGTGTAACCCTCAGGGATCGAACCGTTGTTCTTCAGAGCGTTGATGTCGTTGTCAGTGGTTCCAACACGGAGGCTGGTTTCCAACAGACGGGTAGCAACGAACATCAGAGCAGGCGGGATGACCAGCTTACGTGGCTTTGCTGCGATCAGCAGGCCGCGCTCATCCGTCCAAGCAGCGATTTGAATAACTGCGTTTTCCAACGAAGTCTCATTCAAGTCAGCAGCCGTGGAAGGGCGATTGCTGTTTGTACCACCCGAAACCAGCGGATGGGCTGTGCTAAACAACGAAACACCGTCGCCGCCAACAAAGGCGCTGCTGAAGCCGTTGTTGATAACAGAAGCAGCTTTCACCTGTTTGGTGTACGCCATGGCGCGAGCCAGAGCCTTGGTGTAACGAGCAGACAGGCTGTCGTACAGGTTGTCCTCAATCGCCTCTTCGGTGATCGAGAAACCAAGAGCAATGGTCTCGTGGTTGTAGCGAGCGGTGAAGGCTTCCTGCGCATTGTCATAAGCAATTGCAGAACCTTCGTTTTTAACCGGAGCAGCGGAGAAACCGGACAGCTTGGTTTCTTCTTCAAAGCTACGCTCCGATTTCTCGGTTTCGTAAAGCTCTTTATGCTCTTCGCCGTAACGGGAATACTCCAGACCAAACAGCGCATTAAGCCCCGGCAGGAGTTCTTTAAGTAGTTGGGCGCGTGAAATTGCCATTTTAAATTACTCCTTAAGCAATGCTTGTGCCAGCATAATACTGATGCTGACCAAAGTTAATCTTGACCAAAATCTCTGGGTACTGCATGAACACAATAGTTGAGTTCAAAGTAGCAACAGGAGCTTGGTTCAAAACAAACGAGGTAGCACCGGCAGAAGCAGCGGTGTCAACAAAAGAACCCGCAGAAACGTAGTTTCCGTTTGAGTCCAGCGAACCAACATCAGTACCAACTGGCAACGCGAACGGCAACGCCGAACAAGTCACAGTAGCGGTAGAAATGCTGGAGTAGGTTGCAGTACCCAGAGAAACCGCCGTATCAGGCACTAAACCAAGCACGCGAACGGGCAAAGATGAAGTGGTGGCGGGAGTGTCATTAGGAGCCAAGACAGCGTTCTTGGAGTTGCCTGTTGCAGTACTACCCGTGTTGTTGATCATGGCCAGATTTTGGCCAATCATGGCGCGAGCGCCAGAAGCAACAACGGTAGTAGCAGAACAAACCACAGCTTTAAACACTTGGTCAGGATCGTCAGCAACAATAGCTACTGCATCACCAGCCGCAGTTGATGCTGGCCAGTATTGCTGAAATTGCTTTTGTTTTGTGACGGGGTTGGTAAACGAACATCCCAAAAAGATGCCGGTTTGGTTACCTGCTGTGCCAGTAGACACAGACAGACGAACGATTTCACCACGGGACAGTCCTACGTAATCACCGTAAAAAATTGCCGTGCTGTAACCATTAGTAATAGGGTACTCACGGGTGGACCCCGCAAACACCTGCCCACCAATCAAATTGATTGGCTTTAGCCCGTATGGGGCGTCAACAACTGGATAAGCCATTTAAAACTCCGTTATTTAATACCAGAACCAAAACCGCCGCGACTGACTGAAGATTTGCGATCCGCAAACAGCGGCATGCGGGGGTCATTGTTGCGCATGAAGTTGTTGTCAACAGACTCCATTTGTTTTTGCGCTTGATCGTTGTAGTAATCCGACATGGCGTCAGCTTTTTCGTTCGAGATTTTGCAAAGCAAAAGCCCACCGATTTCCACATTACCGTCAGAGTTTGCTTCGATCATCAATTCGGGGTGATCTTTTGCCTTAACCGGAACCCAGCCCATCCTGAACTTACCGGACACGTTAGTGTTTGCGGCTTGCCCCATGATGTGCGTTGCAATCCACCGGAATGAATAGCCCGCTTCAGGGGTAGGATCTGGCAAGGAACTCGGCGGTACATAGACAGCCCGAGCGGTTTTTTCGCGTGACGCCAAGTCACGGGGGGTACGAGCGTTAGTTTCAGCCATTTGCATTCTCCAATTTAACCAGTTGATCAGCGTATTGTTTCGGTGTTAAGCCAAACTTCTTAGCCAACGCGACTTGCGTGGTTGTTAGCTTGACTTGGCGAGTGCCTGACGAGCGTGTCGCAGGCGCAACAACTGCCGATTGTCTCTTGGAGGTAGACCCCCCAAACATGTCAGGGAAAGTCTTATGCAGGCGTGAATCTATTGCCTGAAAGTACTCATCGCTTCGCGGGTCAGTACCCGAACCGACTAGTTTTTGATGCAGCCCTAGTGCGTAGCTGGTAACTTCCTCGTACCCCGGCGATCCAAACCACTGGTTTTTTGCCTGCCAGCGCAGAGTTTTTTCGTCCGGTTGGACCGCTTGGGGAGCGGATACTTGTCTTTGTACAGTATCTGAAGTTGTTTGTAAAGGGGTAGGTCTGAAGTTCTTGATCGACTCCAATTTTAGTTTGGCTTCGGTCAAAGCCTCCTGTGCCGCAATGATGGCGTCTGTATCAAACGCCTCTTGCGCTTCCTTGTATTGGCGACGCACAGCAGCCAATTCTGCTTCAGCCGCAGCCTTTGCGGTTTCTGCATACTGTACTGTGCCATTGTCCACATACTGTTTAAGCTGTTGGTTTTCAGACAACAACTGTTGCGCAAAACGCTCAAGCTCTTGTTTCTCCCGCAGCGTGGCTTCCTTGGCGCGGCGCTCGTCATGGCGCGCATGCGTCAATTCTTTTATGCGCCCCTTTACCTTGTCCGAATACGACTCAATCTCGTCGTCGGTTGGGTCTTCAATATCCCGGTCCAGCGGCTTGCGCCCCCGGTCTTGCTCAGGCGTATCGTCAACAATTTCAATTTCAATGTCTTCGTCACTGGCTTTTGTGACTTGGACGCCGTTCTCATCTGGGAATTTGTACTCTTCCATGTGTTACCTCATTAAGCGCGGCTGATGCCACGGGGGTCTTCGACAACAGCCTCAACCTGATCGTCATTGATCAGGCGGAACTCGCGGTCAAAAATTTTCAATCGCGTACCGGAATAGGCACGTACCAAAACAAAGTCGCCCTCTTTGCACCAAGCACCGTAAGGAAACTTTACTTTGTCCTTGTATGCGTCAGGGCCTATCTTCACTACAAAAAGCACCGTTGATGCAGGCCCTTCCTGTTTGATAAACGCATCGGGCTTAACAATGTCAGTGCCCTCAAACGTCTCATCCATCTCAGGAATAGCGCAAAGAAGTTTCCACCCAGTCGGTGCTGGGATTGTCTTTGCTTTTTGCTCTGGCGTAAGTTCTTCAGTCATTGGCTTCGTCCACTTTTTTAGCAAGGTCGATGATGTAACGCTCTGCAATGGCTAGACCTTGAATAACACCACAGAGTTTCCGATACTCCTCAAACGACTGACACACGCCGTTAGCCAAATCATCGGCGTAGTTGTTCAAATCGTCGCGGATCTTTTCGCGCAATACGCGCGCAAATTCATGAATCATTCTTTGTTCTCCGGTTTGCGTTGTTGAGCTTGTTCGGCCTGCACGGCTGTCTGCGCTCTATGTTTGGCAATATCTGCCCCAATACGCAGCCCCTCAATCTCATGCTGGGCGTCTTGCTTGGCTTTGCTCTCTTTAATCTGCGCACCCATCTTCATACCGGCAAGCTGCATGTCGCCAGTCATCTTCTCTTTATCCAACTCAAGTCGAGCTTGATCCAGCGCGGTGCGGCTTGCTTGTGCTTGTGCTTGGACCTGTGCAGCCTGCGCTTGCGCGGCTGCTACCTGCATTTTTAGCTGCATGTCCTGCTGCTTTAGCTGTGCATCAAGTTGTGCTTTCTGCGAATCAAGCTGAATCCGCGCCTGTGCTTCCTGTTGCTTCATCTGCAACTCTTGCTGCTTCATCTGCAACTCCTGCATCTGCATCTGGATTAGCGGATCTTGTGCTTGCTGCTGCGCCTGCTCTCTGGCCTGCTGCGCTTTGTTCTGCTCGACCACCTGCTTGGATGCTTGTGCAATCAGATTAGAGAGCGCGTACTCGGCTTCTGGGGGCAAGTCATCGTCGTATTTAGGCAACGCCGCGCCAAGCTGCTGTTCTACTTGATAGCGATACAGGAACCCAGCATGTTCTGCGATATGCTCCATGAGAGCGGCTGAGATCTGCTGTGCTTTCGGGTTCTGCCCAAGTGCCTGAGCAATCGTTGGGTCTTGAATCATCGCCATGTGAACCTGAATGTGCGACTTGTGGTCTTGGTAGAAGAACGCCTTGACCGGCTCGCTCTTCATCAGGTTCATGTTCTCCGTTACCGGATCGCGCGGCTTCATGTCCTCTGGCAGAGGCACCAGTTTATTTGCGTGTTTGATGCCCAGAATCTCCAACATCTGCCGGTGCAACTGTGGCAGATCGTAAATGTCCGGTGCCATCTGCGCCATCTGAATGACGGCTTGATACTGAACAACTCGCTGACTCAGCGTAGCCGCGTTGGGATCACTAACAGGGATGATATCTAAATGGTCGTAGTCAGACTTTTTCGCCTTGCGCGGTCCCTCTTCTGGGTCGTAGTCGTATTCTGCATCGGTTTCGTCCCGAACAATCTGCGCAAGCAAGCGCAGTTCCTGCTTGAAGCTGTAGTGCAGGCGCGCCGGCACCGCCGTCATTACCTTGAGTTGGCGCTCCAGCAGAGCGAGCGTGGTCCCCACTGGTGCTTGACCCGACATGTCACTAACTTGCATGTCAGCCGTGGCTGCGAAGCGCCGCCCTTCTTCCACAATCGTGGAAAGTAACTGATACAGGACGTTTGACGGCTCTTTGTATGGCAGCGGCAAGATGTTGTCGCGCAGTGCCCCTGAACCAATATCTACATCACGCCACTCTCCCGGCGCAATTGGTGTGTCATCACCCTTGATCCGCAACCCACGGGATTTCAAACCGCCCGGTAAGTTTGAGAGCGTGCCCGCATCAACAAGCTGACGCATGATGCTGGTAGCGGATTTGGCAAAGCCGCCAATCAGATGGAATAACCCGAAGCCATACGCACCAAAGCCGGGAATGTAGTCGTACTTAACAAAGTGCTGGCGCTTCAGGCAGAACTCGTCCTCTTCTCTCCAGTTGCGCCGAACAGCCAGTACGTCGTTCGTCCCCTTAACAATCGTGATCACATATGGACGCGCAATGCCGGTTTCTTCCCCGTCATCATCCTTGTCCTCAAACCCGGCAATATCCAGATCGGCGTGGATCTCGTAAATAATGTAGCGGTCGTCGTTCAGATCGCTAAAGCCAGTCTCTTTGTCCTTGGCTTTCTGAATGTCTGTCTGCTCGCGGCTAGGGTCGGGCAACTCAATATCCCGGTAAAAACCGGCTTGTTGCAACCGCACAATCTCTTGCTCGGTCTTGCGCATAACATGCGTAACCCGATAGCACGTATCCAGATCTGTGGCTCCGTACGGCAGGATGATGTCCTCTGCCGGTACAAACATTGATACCGGGCGGTCAAGCGACGGATCGAAATAAACTTTCTTGAAAGCCGAACCCGTTGCCGGTAAACTCCACAGCATGCGTTCATGCTCGGGCCTAAACTCGCGCATCACTTCCGTAAGCTCGTAGTTCAGGTCGTCCTCAACTCGCTTAGCGGCTTCTTTTTTCTCTGGCGTCTCTTTACCAAGGATCTTGGTGCGCACCGGACCTTGCGCGGGGAACGACTCAGTGATAGCTTCAGACTGGAACCGTACAACGGCTTCCGTAATCATGGGGTGGAACACGCCACAAGCACCGTTCCACGGCTCCGTGCGCTCCTCATACTGGAGACCCAAGAGTTTCAGCCCCTCTTTGTAGGACTTCTCCCAGTCCTTGCGCGAAGCGCGGTCATTCTCAATGGCTTCAGCTAGCTCTCCCGCTAACATATCCAAGTCGCCCGCATCAATGTCGTCGGCAAGGTTGGCGTAAAAGTCGGACGCTTCACCGTCTTTCTCAATACTGATCTCAAGATCACCGGCCTTGATGTTGACTGCTTCCGGGTCAACGATCTCAATCTCAAGCGGTTCTTCCTGCGCAGCCAGCGTGTCAATGCCCTGCGGTGCGCTATAGAGTGCTTTGTCAATATTGGTAGCCATCAGTATCTCTTCTTTAAAGTTGCCCGATTAGTGGCGGGATCATACTTGAATGCTGACACGGGCTTGCCTGTGCGTTTTTTAGCCCGATCAAGCGCACGTTCTTCTGCTGTCATGGCATCGCGTTCGCGTCCTGCGGCAGTCAAATTGCCAAACTCGTCCACGTGCCCCCTAGAACGTAAAACGTCGAGCGCAGCGTCCCTTGACCCCATCTGTGCTGACAGACGGTCAATCAGTTGACCACGACCCATGAACTTTTGTGTTGCCATACTAATAATAAGCAGCCGTGCGACGGCGGAAAAGCGACAACTCATCCTTCTCGTCCGAGTCCAACGCGATAAATCCACCTTGGCGGTATCGTAACAGGGCTTGGGTGGTCGTATCCACGTAATCGTCATGTTCCCCAACGGGAAATGTCGCAACTTCTTCAATGACTTCGCGTGCCCAGCGCGTATCCGGTGCCCAGACTTTTCCTGAATGAAATAAGTCACTTACCGCGTTCATCCGAACCATTTTGTCATTGCCGCGACTAGGCGAGAATTCCTGAACGGGAATGCCCATAGCCCGCAACTCTTGGATGAGCGGTGCGCCCGCTGCCTTTTTCTCCACAATGAAGGCATCTGGGTCCCACTCCTTCCAATGTTTGAACGCTGCCGACTTCAATTCGGGAAAAGCCATGCGTTCCTTGAACGCATCAAGCAGAATTATCTGCGGCGAGTTGTTTTCTTCTTCATTATAGAAGACACCCCACGTAGTACAGGCTGAATAGTCCGAATTGTTCTTGGTCTCAAACGCCGTATCCCACGACTGGATGATGTACTCGCACGTGGGTGGGTCATCGTCCGGCCAAATGCGCCAATGTTTGCGTGAGACGACCGCTGAGGTGTCGGCTGTGGGCTGCTGCATGTACTGCGCATTCCAAAACCGGGGGTCCATGTTGGCTTTTTTGCTTTTTAGCTGGTCAAGCGGCCACTGCTCAGGCCAAAGCGACTTTTCCTGCTCCGTACCTTCATTAAGAATGGCAGGAAGCTCAACAATCTCCCACCGATCAGCGTCTTTGTTCTTTGTTTGGTAGTCGATCAAGCGCCCAGTCAGGTCAATCAGGGACCAGCGCGTCATAATTACTATGATTGCACCACCCGGCATCAAGCGCTGTAGCGGCCCAGTCTGAAACCAAGACCATGCGTTATCAAAAGCCAGCCGAGAGTTGATCTTTACGTCTTGTTCCGAGTGTGGATCGTCAATTACAAACAGATCCGCGCCCCGTCCAGCTAGCGCACCCCCTACGCCTGCGGCGTAGTACTGTCCGCCCGCCGTTGTTGACCACTTCCCCGCAGCTTTCTGGTCATCTGCCACATTTGTTTGGGGGAAAATCTCTGCGTAGTCCTCGCCGTCGATCAAATTTCGTATGCGCCGCCCGTAATCCTCAGACAAACTGGCGGTGTGCGTGCCCATGATGATCTTCTTTTCGGGGTGTTTACCCAAAAAGTACGCGGGGAACAGGTAAGACGAGAACTCAGACTTACCCATACGTGGCGCGATGTTGATGATCACACGCTTTTTTGTGCCGTTGAGCACATCATGAAAGATCTTTGCCAGCTTGCGGTGGTGAGCGCCCACCTTAAACCCTGGATATACGGCAGCAGCAAAACCTAAAATTGAGTTGTGCGCGGCAGACATGCGCGCTCGATGCTCTCGGACTTCCAAATCCTCAAACAACTCCATCTTGTCCTTGGTGGACATGTGGGGAAGCGCTCGCTGGAGCGCTTGAAGCTCAGCTTTACTAAGCGTCGTGAAGTTGTTCAGGGACATCTGATACGTCTACGACATCAACAACCTGCATAAAGCGATTGAGCTTCTCTTTAATGCGCGTCTCCAACTCGGAATCAGTCAGGTCAGCTTTCTTAATCTCAATCTTCTCAGTGAACAAACCAACCTCAGTCACGCGCCCCAGCATTCCAAGCGCCTTGAGGCGGATACTCGGGTTCGTGTGCTTTGTCTCTTCAACGATCTTTGCTACTGTATAGCCACGAAGTTCCTTGGCCTGTTGCACAAACTCCCAATCATATGCGGTGAGCATCCCAGTTAAATGCTGCACTGCAACAGGCGTCTTGATTGCAGCTAGCGCCGTGCGCTGATCGTCTGTGTCCGTGGTCGCAACTAATGAGCCAAAGGCTTTCCGCGCGCGGTCAACTTCTATTTCCTGCTCAAGCGCGGCGTCTGGCACCACGCCCAGATCTTCTAGCCACTTTGTAGTGGCAACTTTAGCCGACACAATCTTTTCCGGCGCAGCCGTATGCAACGGCGTGAAGTTTGCCGTGTCTGTAATAGCGGGAGCATGTATTAAATGTTCTAGCATGAAACCACTCTACACGCAAGATTTGACAAACGCAAGCATGTTTAGCGTTGGACAGGGATAATTACAATTTTTTATAGTAGTGGTGGGGGGTACGAATGGGGGCAAGCGGATAGGAATTGGACAGGGGGATTTGGAAATTGGGGGGATGGTTATGAAACAGTGTTCCGCGCGCAGCGTGCGCCGCCATCGTGCCAAGGGGGGTGGGGGGTGGGTGGGGTTGCCGGGGGCTGGGCTGGCACGAAAATCGCATATATCTGGCTTGGGCACACTTACGCCTAACTCGCGGACATAGTGTCCGCGAGTTTCAACCCGACGGAGATGATGAGATGGAATCGAACCAAAACGAAGCGACGGCGTTGGCCGTCGCACTCGACCAAGCGGCAGAGCAAGTGACGGATACCGCGCAAGTAGACGAAAGGGCGATCTTTGCATTGTTCGACACAATGTCGAATGCGACGCAAGCCGCGCGCGATCAGATCCGCGACCTACGGATTGCGGATCGTGACACTTGCCTGAGTTTCCTACAAAGGTGGGCTTGCGTACGCTACGGCTTGACGCTGACGGAAGGGCAACGCGGATCGAAATTCGATCCAAACCCACTAGCCGCCCAAATCAGCGCACGAAAGATCGTCAACGGCGAACCCGGGAAGCTAGTAGCTGAGCATGGGTTGGATCCACACTTGGCCGTGATGACGGTTCAACAAGCCGCGTTGAAACAAGCCGAAACGCAATGCGATTCGGCCGCGCGTCAAATTCGACGAATGCTTAACGATCTTTTCGACGAACCCGAAAAGAACCCTAGTGGTAAGGCAAAACAGGATGAGGTGGCGCGGCTTTTGAAGGCCATTGCGAAACTGGAATCCGATTCTCTCAATCGACTGGAATCAGGGATTGACAAGATCAAACGGGAGCGTAACGCAAGCAAGTAATCCAACCCGATCCACGCTACCCGCCCGGGGTTTACCCCGGGCGGGTTTTCGTTTGTCCGCGTTTTCGTGGACAAACGAAAACCCGACATTGGGTTTGAGCGACTCCCGGACATATTGTCCGGGAGTTTTTTTGTGGCAATGACGCGCGAGTCGCGTCGAACGTGGAGCGTAGAACGATGAAGGACACATACGAAGTATTGAGCGAAGGGCGTGCGCGCCATGACTGGCGTTACACAGTCAACACAGTTGACCCAGACTTCGACATTCGATCTGAGATTGAGTTCGCGGATCGAACGAAGAGCGAAGATGATCTGTACGGTCTGACCATCGTCGAGTTCGACGACGAGTTCGATGCGCGCGCATGGTTGAAGGGGCGTCTATGAACGACGAGCATTTACCCATCTGCGTGTCGTGCTACTCGGTGCGCGTTGAGTATGGGCGGCGGCGTATGCCGCGCCCGACTTGCATGTCGTGTGGCGAACGAGAAGCGCGTAACGTGCGGCACACAGTTGTGCCCATGAACAAGTCGAACTACGTGCACGTACGTGACATTAGTTTGCTGACTCAACTTAACCCAAAGAGAACGACATGAGAGTGCCAAATTGGTTGTGGGGTTTCGTCTACGGCATGGCCTTTGCCGTAGTTCTCCATTACGTATTATGGAGTCCTTGTTGTTGAAAAACAACAAAAGTTTGGTGGTCCACCATTCCGACGTTCTGTGCGAGCGCACAGGACGCTGGAATGGCGTGGATTCATGCGGCTTTCAGGCGTCCACCCCCCCAGAAACCTACGTATATATATATAGTTTTTTCCAAAAGATATATATATGTATGTGTAGCCGGACACGCTCGCGCGCAACTTGCGCTTTTCCGTTTGCCGTGGCACTCTTTTAAAAACGTAGGTATACGCGGGGGTAACACCCCCAACGCTAGTGTTCATGCGGGTTAGTTTATGTCCACCTATAGTGGACCACCTTGCGAAATGGAGGACCACCTGATGAAGCAATGTGGACAATGTAAAACCTTTTACAAGGCTAGTGCGTTCCGTGTGCGGCTCTCAAAGTTGGCGTCTGAGGGGCGCGGACTATACGACGGGCGCAGACTCACCATGGAGATGTCAATCTGTAGACAATGCAGACCCAAGCCTCGACCGTACACAGCCATGACGGAGCGCGAACTCAACACGCTGGTGCTATCCCGGGATATCACCCGTGAGTTTGCCGATGGCATCCTGCGAACCCGCGCCACACACGCAAGGCGCAAAATGTCCACGGCGGTGAACAAACGCTGGGAACGCGAACGACTGGCGCGTGTGAAGCCTGCGCTCGACCTGTGCTCAGTAGAACGCAGAGCGGTGAAGGACCAGCTACGGTACGCAACGGAGAACGGCAAGGAACGTGTCATTGCCTTCTGTGAAACGTATCTGCAAGTGATTGACGAGTACGCCAAACAAGTGCGCGACTCTAAAAAGATACACGACATACCCTCGGCAACGCGGGCGTGTGTGTTAGCCGCATGGCATGCGTGTGATAAAGCGCGCGGACCCATGCTTTTCAGCCAACTGGCGGACATCCTGTCCGCGAGTCAACAACCGGAGAGCGATTGATGAAACAGAAGTACTTGGTTGAGATGCACTACGAGGTGCACTACGACGCAGAGGTGGAGGCCGAGTCGGAGGACGAAGCCGAGATGCTTGCGCTTGAAGAGATCAAAGGGCGCAAAGATCTGCCGCAGGGCGACAACTGGTACGCCGAGTTTATAAGCGTGATTGAAGAGGAGGATGAAGATGGAGAATGATTTGCGCAAGGAACTGACCACGCTACGGGTATCCGTAGCGCGGATAGCGCAGGTGATTGGCGTTGACACCCACTTAGAGGTGAAAGACAAAAGCTACGCAGAACTGCACGAGCTTGCCGTTAGAGCGGAGCGCGGGTGGAACCATCTGGCGAACATGATCATCGTTGAGATCGAGCAGATGCAGGGCAACGAACGGTTCTCAGATGATAGCTACAAGTGGGTAGCTGAACAACTCAAGGGCGCGCGCAAAGCGCTCAACCAGATTGAAACCATTGCGGGGATATACAAATGATGATTGGTGACTGGTCAATAGTGGAGACGCCCAATGGCATCTCTATCCGCTACAAGTCGCATGACCCGGAGATCTGTGTACACATGGAGAACGACAAGGTTTTCATGAACGTATACGCACGGTACGAGACGATCTCGCCCGTGTCCTTGGTCGTGCCGTTGAAGGGAGATGAGTGATGAATATACGGGAACGGGAGAACTTAGCTATCGCATATGCGAACGCATGGTATGCGGTCAAGGGCACGAAGGTCATGTTGACCACCGGGCCGCGCGGTTGGTTCACGATACGTTACGAGAATGGGGGCATGGCACGTGGAGTTCGGACACGCGCCATCCTCGATGGGCTGGTCACGCTGACCAGCAGACTTGCGCAGAACGACATCACCAAGATGCGTGAAGCGCAGATTCAATAACTTTGGGAGAACGAAATGGCCTATGGCGCACTATGCAACGATCTTAGATCAATCGGGTCTTACTTCAGAGCCGACGACTGGTGGCACAAAGCACCGCCTTGTCGATCCGCGAAGATGGACCCCAAGTTTCAGAAGTCCCTTCACCCACGCAAGCCTTCATCGTTCACGCATTACCGGCTGGAACGCGGACCTAACGCAGACTACTACGACCTCGCACTCTATGACACATCTCTGTGTCGCTTATTCAAACCACGGGAGAACGGTGACTACGAGGTGTGGTATGCGCACACTGGTTCGCAGACCGACTCTCACTTTCACAACCGAGTAACGCCGTATCAATCTCGCGTGATGACAACGGACAACGTGCGTGTGGTCGTGCCACTGGCGCTGGCTAGGCGTGGGCGTGAGGACTTCACCGCCAAGTGCGTGTTCACGGCGAGTGGGCTACTTATACGGGAGAAGTCTTGGCACGTGCCGCATGGCAAGCTCTTCATGACCAAGGAACGCAGAGACGCGCGCAAGGAAACCGTGCGCTTGGTCGAGCCATACGTGACCATGGCACTGGTAGGTCGGGATAACTTGGATATGTACTCGGAGCACGTGTGCTTATCGAACCCCCGACACAAGCATGACGCCGATTGGCTACGCCAAGAACCAACCGAGGAGGTTATCAACGGAATCATGCGCATGGCGTATGACCGCAAGACGTACTGGGAACGTAGGAACCGTAAGTGGGTGCAGAACCTTGACCCGCGCATGCCTAATTTCGGTAACTATGAACACGTGCCAATGCCAGACAAGGATTTAAGGGAGGCAATCATATCGAATATACACAGCATCAATCAGACAAGTAGCTACAAAGATGGGTGGAAAGAGATGCCCATGTTCATGGCTGACGCGGACTACCCGCGTGGCGGACTCTCATTCAAAACACCAAGGGACTAATTGAAATGCAGGACTTCTTATCACTGGCGCAAGCCGAGGCCGCTATCGAGTCGCTCACCGGGGAGGAGACCATCCTCATCCAAGGCGAGCATGGTATTGGCAAGACCCAACTGTTTCGTAATCTTGCCAAGAAGCAAGCGTACGCCAACCACATCTTTATCGAGCCGATTGATTGCTCTCAGTTGAGCGACGGCTCTGTGTTCATGCCAGACATCGACCGTGAGGCGGGTGTATCCCGTGAGCTACCCAACGAGCGGCTTGGTGTCAGTAAGCTCAATCGCCATGGTGTAGCCAACTCCCGACCTGTAATGCTGTGCTTTGATGAGATCGGCAAGACCACACGCTATATGCACAACGTGCTAGCACCACTGGTATACGAGGGTCGGGTCGGCGACTACTACTTCCCCAAGGGTAGCCTGACAATGTGCGCTACGAACCTAGCCATCGAGGGGCTGGGTGATGTGATCCAAGAACACATCATGGACCGGCTGATCTCAATCTGTGTGCGCAAGTCTACTGCCGAGGAGTACGTGCAGTATGCGCAGGGTGCAGGTGTGCACCCTATGGTGATCGCTTACGTAGCGTCATACCCGCAGGTTATGGAGTCGTTCATGGACTACGAGCCGGGGGGTATCCATCACGGCAAGGATCTATCCAAGACCAATGGCAGGATCTACAACCCACGCAAGAAGGGCGGCAAGTATGCGACGCCGCGCTCCATTAGCAGGATGGGGACGATCCTCACGGCGCATGAGACCACGGGTAAGACCGACGAGTTCACGCTTGAGGTGGTGCTTGGCGGTGCTGTGGGTACGCTGGTGGCGGCTGAGTTCATGTCGTTCCGTGCATTGGGTGAGAGTAACTGCTCGATTGCCCGTGTGCTCCACGACCCGCTGACTGCGCCGGTCTCTGACAACAAGATGGCGCAGATGCAGCAAGCTATGAAGCTCCTGTCCGTGATCGACAACCGCACGGATGCGCAGTTGGCATGTGCGTATGTGCGCCGCATGGCGCGTGAGGTGCAGTGCATGTTCGTCAATGGCGTGACGGGGAGCAACCGCAAGGCTATCTATCTGACGCTGGCTGTGTACCTGCAAATGCAGAACGACACCAAGATGATGCTTTGATGTTCGACAAGGCTTGTCCTTGCAAAAAAGGGAGTGTGATATGAGCTTGCATTCATGGGAGAAACTCCCACTAGATATGCGGATAACCGCAGTCAACATCGACTGCGCTAGGCATCCGAAGTTCGCGGTGATGGCGGGCGTGATCATGCTTGGTCAGAACAAGATCAAGCAGATCAAGACTGCCGCCACCAATGGCAGGGACGTTCACTACGGTGAGGAGTTCTCTAAGGGGCTGAACCGCAAGCAACTGCGGTACTTGGCGCTACATGAGAACGGTCACAAGGCGCTGATGCACTGCGTCTTGCCTATGTATAAACAACTCAACAAGAAGTATCCGAGGCTGACCAATCAGGCGCAGGACTACGTGATCAATGGGTGGATCGAGGAACTGGACCCCAACTTTGAGTTCGTGGAGCGCCCGTGTGATGGGCTGTGTGTAGACAAGCGGTTCGACGGGATGTCCTTCATAGACATCATGAAGATACTGATCAAGGAAGCAGAGGAACGCGGCGACGACCCAACAGAAGACAAGGATGACGAGCATGACTTTGACGAACACATCGACGGCGACCAAGAGTTTGCGCCAGAGGAACAAGAGCAGATCAAGAAGGAGGTTGATAGCGCACTGCGTCAGGGCGAGTTCTTGGCGCGCAAGCTGGCCGGTAAAGGGTCGGGTGGCCGGGACATCTTTGGACTGGCGCAAGACCGGAGCACCAACTGGATCGACCCTATGCGGGAGTTCATCGAGGAGATGACTCGCGGGGATGAGAACGGTCGGTTGATACCGCCCAACAAGCGCATGTTTGCAAGTGGCTACATCTTCCCATCACGCTACGACGAGACGGTCGGGGACTTGGTTATCGCATGCGACACCTCCGGGTCTATGGGTCCGTACTACACGCTGATCTTCGGTGAGGTGGCGCGGATCTGTCAGGACACCAAGCCGCAGAGCGTACGTGTCCTGTGGTGGGACTCAGCAGTGTGTCACGACCAAGTGTTCAAGCCAGATGACTACGGCAGTATCGCTACGCTACTCAAGCCCAAGGGGGGCGGCGGCACCGATCCGCAGTGCGTGGTGGACTACATGAAAGCTAAAGAGATCAAGCCCAAGGCGATGATCTGGATCACAGACGGTTACATCGGTGGTGAACCGCACAACGAAGTGCCAGCGTTGTGGGGTGTGGTGGGGAACGATCACTTCGTTCCTCGGTTTGGCAAGTTAGTACGTATCCCAACGGAGCTTTGATTATGGACATGAGTATCCCTCGCTACAACCTCGACACCTGTTCAGTACTGGTGGAGTTCAACGCCAGTGTGTGGACAGCACGCAAGCTGGACAAGTCTACGACTGAGGAGGTTGTTACCAACAAGAACGCGGCGGCTAAGGATGCCGCACGTGTGAACAAGAACCTGCTGGCCGGGCGCACAGAACTGGATAAGATTCAGCAGATCGTGAGCGCGGCGCGCGCATACCTTAACGACAACACCTTGCCGTGGTCTAACAACGGACAGCGCATGCTTCCACAGGCTAGGTTTATGGAGGTGGACAAGAAGCTGACCGAGTACGGTGATCTGTTCTGGGCAGAGGTGAAACCGTTCATCGACATCTACCCGACGCTAATCGTGGCGCAAGCCATGGCTCTCGGAGATATGTTCAAGCGGCAAGACTACCCAACACAGGCTGACATCTCGCAACGCTTTGCTTTCTGTGTGAACTACCTGCCAGTACCCACGGCGGGTGACTTCCGTATTGACGTAGGCAACGCCGCGATGAACGAAGCCCGTGATGCGTGGTCGAAACGGCTTGAGAAGCTCACAGCGGAGCGGGTTGACAATGCCATGGCAGACGTTCGTGCTCGCCTTGGCGACCATCTCAAGCGTATGTCAGATAGGTTGACAACAGACATCGTGGATGGAGAACCGAAAGCTCGCAGGATCTACGATTCTGTGGTTGACGGCGCGTTAGAATTATGCGATGTTGTCAAAGCTTTGAATGTAGTACAAGATCCGAGCCTAGAAGCTGCGCGGTATTCGCTGGAGTGCGCCCTGATTGGGGTCACGCCTGACGAGTTGCGCAAGAATGAGTATGTGCGTGAAGGTACCAAGAAGGCAGTCGATGCCATCTTGGAACAGTTTAATTTCTAAGGAGTGTTTACCATGCAAGACATAGCAACTGCCCTCAAGTCCGCAATCAACCAGTGGGAGATCGTTAAAGAGATCAACCCACCAAGGATAGAAAAAGAAACCGTTGTACAGCATGTTCAGTTGAGCGGCGCAGCACCCACGGCAAAGCAACCCGTAGCACACACCATCTTTAATTATGTTCGGGACAACCCGGGCATGACGGCTGCGCAGTACACGGACAAGCTATCCGAGAAGGGGTTGATCCGTGGGTCTGTCAGTTCGTATCTGTACCAGATGATCAGCTACAACTTGCTCTACGCTGATGCAGACAAGAAGCTGCATACGAAACACAAGGAGTACAAGACAGTAAAGCAACTGCCCAAGAAGACGAAGCCGCCCACCCAGCGCAAGGCGAAGCCCGCACCAGCGCCAACACCCAAGCCTGCGGCAACTCCCGCTCCAGTCTCTGCGCCCGTGCCAGCAACACGTAGCACAGCACAGCAAGAGGTGGAGAACATCTTGTCCACGCTGAACATCCGCACGGCGCGGCTGTTACTTGAGAATCTTACCGACATCTTTGACAGGTGACATATGCTTGAAGAACATGTACCAGTAATACGTGACTATCCTGCGTGCTTTGATTCCGGTGCCGAGTACGGGCGCTGGTTACAGATGGCGCGGCATAGTCCTCCCACCCCGGGACATAGCTACTGTGAAGACTGCACGATTGAGTATCAGACAAAGATGATCACGCAAAGTCGGTGCGGGTTCCCAAGTACTTTGTTCATAAACAATGTGGGTATGCGTAGCGCAGAAGCTATCCACAAGTTGACTGGTCGTCGCCCATATCATAGGAACACCAAATGATTTATGCACACACAGGTGAAAGCCTCAAGACATCTATTATGGTTGACGACCCAGTAACGAAGCCCAAACACTACACGTTTGGGTACTTTGAAGTCATTGATGTGTTGCAGGATTGGTTCCCAAAGAACCCGTTGCTGTGGCAGGTTGGCAAGTACATTGCCCGGGCTGACCACAAGGGCAAGCCGCTGGAGGATCTACGCAAGGCACGGTTCTATCTTGAGCGCGAGATAGAACGACGCGAAGAACTTTCCAAGAACTCCAAAACGTAGCCGACGCTGCATCTCGGACGGTGCTCACACGCGGCTTGTATATCTTGTGTGTCCCGTTAGGGGGCGGGGTTGTCGGCTAGGAAGATTGGACCCTGCCCTCACTCCCTTACCGCGAACCGAGGGGGCGCGGAATATACATTCCCCCCTCACTAATTGGAGCAATGATGACAACGCCTGAAGCCAAGGTTAAAAAGAACATACGCGCAATACTCGATGCGGCGGGGGCGTACTACGCCATGCCCATAGGTAGCGGCTACGGAAACGCAGGAGTGCCTGACTTCCTTGTGTGTTGCAACGGACGGTTCATTGGCATCGAAGCCAAAGCCGGGACAAACAAGGCAACCGCATTGCAAGAGAAGAATATCCAAAAGATATTTGACGCAGGTGGTATTGCGCTGGTCATTAACGAACACACCATACCCGATCTTCAGGAGCTAATTAAATGGACGATGAAACTATAACGTCAGCAGTACGTAACGCCACACATTTGGCCGCTCTTGTTAAGAGTTGCATCACTCCCGAAGAGAATGCGAAGGGGGTGTTTCTTTATAACAAGGACGGGCAGCTAGCCATCCTCACGTTTAACGCAGGCCCAGTAGATGTGTTCAACATGGCGGCACATACGGCACACGTTATAGATAAGTCAATCCACGCAGACATGCCACCAAGGGAGATGTTCAATTGAACATAGTAACAATAGACTTTGAGACGAGATGGGACAGCAAGGAGTACACACTATCCAAACTCACGACAGAAGAGTATATTAGGGACCCCCGTTTCAAAGCATTCGGTGCTTGCCTACATGAGTATGGATCAGATGACCCCGTTCGTTGGTACAACGGCGACGACTTGCGTGAAGCCCTTGCCCAGTACGACTGGACCAAGACAGCAATCCTTGCGCACAACGCGCAGTTCGATGTCGCCATCCTTGGGTGGAAATACAACTGTCACCCAGCTTTTATCCTTGACACGCTCAGCATGGCGCGTGCCCTGCGTGGAGTCGAGCAAGGTAACTCACTCGCAAAGCTAGCGGCTGACTTCCGCCTGCCCCCAAAGGGCAGGGCGGTGCACGACACGAACGGATTGCAAGAGATCACGCCTGAGATCGAGGCCGAGCTAGCGGCGTACTGCGCACACGATGTGGAGTTGTGCGAGGCAATCTTTGAACGCCTGTCAGTTAACTATCCAGCCAAGGAGTTGCGTCTGATCGACATGACTCTGCGCATGTACACACGCCCCATGCTGTTGCTTGACGGCGGCATGTTAATCAATGCAATCAGCCAAGAGTCCAGCTATCGGACTGAACTACTGGAGAGACTCAATGTTAAAGAGGAAGACCTTGCGTCGAACCAGAAGTTTGCATCGCTATTGGAGAGTGTTGGGGTTGAACCACCGCACAAACTTAGTAAGACAACTGGTAAACAGACGCTCGCTCTTGCTAAGACGGACGCCCTCTTTCAAGCGATACTTAATGGTGAGAATGAACCGGCTGCTCTACTCTGCGAAGCCCGACTTAAAGTAAAGTCAACGAGCGAACGCACCCGAGCACAACGGTTCTCGGACATCAGTAGACGCGGCGCTCTGCCTGTGCCGCTCAGCTATTACGGTGCGGCAACGGGACGGTGGACTGCGAGCAAGGGGTCCGCTATCAACATGCAGAACCTCAAGCGCGGGTCGTTCTTGCGCCGTGCAATCATGGCACCGGAGGGGTATCAGTTAGTAGTCGGTGACCTATCTCAGATCGAGCCGCGTGTGCTGGCGTGGCTAGCTGACTACCAAGATATGCTGGACATCTTCCGCTCTGGCGCTGATCCGTACGCACAGTTCGGGGCGCAGATGTTTCGTATCCCGGGCATGACCAAGGAGTCGCACCCTGACCTGCGCCAGTCTGCCAAGTCTGCGCTGCTTGGGTGTGGGTACGGGTTGGGCTGGCAGTCGTTTGCTTCTCAGCTAATGGTTGGGTTCCTTGGCGCGCCGCCTGTACGGTACGACAAGAAATTTGCCAAGTCCTTGGGCGTTGATACGGAATACATTGGCAAGTTCCTGCTGTGGAAAGACAACACAGAAAAATTAGACAAGATTCCACGTGTCTGTAGCGACTTAGAGATACTAACGCATGCCGTAGCAAGCAAGATGATCATCGACACGTACCGTGCTACTGCATGGCCGGTCAAAGCGTTCTGGGATATGTGTACAGAACTACTGGGGTCTTCGTTGTACGGCGGCGAGCCGTACACACACAAGTGTCTGACGTTTGAGAAGGAAGCAATCTTACTTCCCAACCGGATGTACATACGCTATAATGACCTCAAACAAGTAGCGGACGATGAGGAAGGTCGCTTGCAATGGGTCTATGGCCCGGACGAGACCAAGCTCTACGCAGGGAAGATTACGAACAACGTCACGCAAGCATTGGCTCGCATCGTGATGACTGACGGCATGCTGCGCGTAGCTAAACGCTACCCAGTTGTCGGGACAGTTCACGATGAGTTGATCTGCGTGGTGCCGGACTCTGAGGTTGATGAAGCCAAGGCGTGGGTCTTGGAACAGATGACCGTGGAGCCTAGCTATATGCCGGGGATACCTCTGGCCGCTGACGTTGGCGCACACCGTCGATATGGGGATGCAAAGAAGTGATACCTGACAACGTACTGATAGGAAGCAAACTGTACACGGTGCACGTGCTCGATCATCTAAAGCATGATCACCTTGGGTATATCGACTATGACAAACAAACAATTGAGGTGTCACGCTACCGATTCGACAACACAGAAGTAAGCCCCAAAGAACTGGAGCATGCGTTCTGGCATGAGGTCACACACGGAATCCTTAAAGACATGCACCACAAACTAGAGAGCAACGAGAAGTTCGTTGACGCCTTTGGCCTACGGCTAGCGCATATCCAGCGTTGGTTGCGGGGTGAGAGATGAAGCCGGTAACGTGGAGCCACTCAAGTCTCAAGGACTATGAGGGTTGTGCTCGCCGCTATCACGAGATCAAAGTGCTCAAGAACTACCCGTTCCAAGAGACAGAAGCCACACGATACGGCACAGAGTTGCACAAGGCGGCTGAGTTATACGTATCTAAGGGAACGGAACTGCCGCCTCAGTTCAACTTTGTTCAACCAACACTCGACGCACTGCTGACCAAGACTGGACGCAAGCTGCCCGAGTATGAGATGGCGCTGACTGTTGAGCTAAACCCGTGCCGCTGGTCTGCTGACAACATGTGGGTGCGTGGCATTGCTGACTTGCTAATCATTGACGACGACAACTTGACGGCGTGGATCGTTGACTACAAGACAGGCAACAACAAGTACCCTGATTTAGATCAGCTAAAGCTGATGTCGTTGCTTGTGTTCGCGCACTTCCCACACATACGCAAGGTCAACTCGGCTCTGCTATTTGTTGTCAAGAACGACATGAAGACTTTAGTCATGCGCCGGGACGACATCGAGCCAGAGTGGTGGGAGTACAGGCTACGTGTCGCCAAGCTGGAGGCGTCATTTGCCAATGATGTGTGGAATCCAACGCGCACTCCGCTCTGCGGTTGGTGCGCGGTTAAGTCGTGCGAGTTCAACCCTAAACACTAAGGAGTATGTATGAAGAACAAAATGTCTGAAGCTTGGCGTGAGTGGTGGGCAATTACTCACGGTAAAAACACCCCGGCGGGTAGCTACAACCCCCTAGAAGCACACATGTATGAGGCGTGGGTCGCGGCTTGGGATGCGGCAGATAAACAATCTCAAGTTGAGATCACGCACCTCAAAGAACAGTTGCTTAGAGCTAACACAAACGATGGCGCATACAAAGCGGCGTTCTTGGCCGGTCAGATGACGGCACGAGGTGGGAGTTGGAAGTGATTGACGATCTATCAGCACAAAACCCTGCGTCTTGTATCAATAGATCAGACATCATCCGCATGGCGCGGGAGGCTGGGGTGTATACCGCGCATACAGAGTTGACGCTAATAGCGGGGCTGGAACGCTTCGCCGCCATTGTCGCCGCGCATGAGCGGGAGGAGTGCGCCAAAATAGCGTTTAACGCCAAGACATACATCGAAGCTGCCGCCGCTATCCGCGCAAGGGGAGAGAAATGAAACACTGCTGGTCCAAGAAACTATATTACGTCTGTTGTCGTTGGATTGATTACCCCAAAGGCGGCGGCAGAAACTTTATTGCAACCAAACATTTAGGTCGTGCGCGGTATTACGCCAAGCGTTTAAAGCTTAAAGAACGGCAAATTGATGTATGGGAAAAGGGTAAGAAAAAATATGTTTTGCAAGGGAGTTGGCTATGAGATACGGAATCCTTGACGAACTTTGCCACAGAAGGAAACATAGAAATGAAACCAATTGAAAAAGCAATCAGAGAATTTTGCGGACATCATGCAGATTGGTGGCCCTCTACTACCCAAGTGCAAGAGATGTTGGCTTTAGCGCAACCATGTCCAACTTGCGAAGCACTGGCGCGTACAGTGATGCTTGACCAGACATCGCATGACACACAACGGCAATGGGTTGGGCTGACGGATGAGGAAATTAAAGAAATCATAGGCCCGTGGGGAGATACGCCAATCAAAGGCTACACCCGCAAACTGTTTGACCAGATCGAAGCCAAACTGCGGCAGAAGAACGGTGGATGACCTGCTACGCAGTGCATGGAATGTTTTAGATAGTTTTAAACAGGTTTACCCCAACAGTTGGTACGAAGACGTAAGCTTTAAAGGAGAAGAACACATGAAGCGTGAACTATATGACTTCACAACCCCTCCCGATTCAAAGGGGGCACACGCTAGTTTGTACTACTTCCCGCACAATAAGCAAAGCAGTATCGGCCTTCAGTCTCGCGCACCGGCATATAACGAACCGCCGTGCATGGTGGCTAACTACGACAAAGAAGGCAACCTGTTGTACACGCGGTTCATTTTTAAAGACGGGACATGGAGAGATGAATAAGTACGGAATCCTTGACGACGAAGGCAAGGTGGTCCGGTGGGTCTGGCATATGCCGCCATACCCACACATCGTGCAGAAAATCAAACGCCAGCGCAAACCGAAGCTGGATCTATCTAACGTACCGGAGGCTTTATTTTGATCATTAACGGAAGGCTAGTAAAAGACTGGGACAAAAGCCAAATCAGTACAGGCTATCAACGGCCCAACCAGTTCCGCATCATTACGTGGGATATGGGCAGGGTTCAAAGCTGGCTACTCGGCAAGCAACCACTGGCGCGCACACTACTAGAGAAGGTGATCAGATGAGCGGCGGATACTTTGACTATCGACAATTTGAACTGCAAAAAATGGCTGATGAAATTGAGCAGTTGGTTTTAGATAATGCAAACCAAGACTGGGAGGACAAGTATGAACAGCGGACAATTGATGAATTTAATAAAACAATAAAGCTTCTGCGTGAAGCATATGTATATGTACAACGTATCGACTGGTTAGTGTCCGGCGATGACAACGTAATTACATTCCACAAACGACTTAAAGAGCAGCTAAATGACCGCAATGCTAAGTGATCCCGTAGTTGAGTATCTTACAAACAATGGCGAAGGGTCCATCGCTACCATTGACATCCCGGGCCTGACTAAAAACGCTGTCAAGAGCAGACTAATTAAGTTAGTCAACGCTGGAGTGCTGATTCGTAGGCAGGAAGTAATCCCGACGGACAGTGGTAAAGATCGTATGCGCTGGCTATACAGCGTGTCTGGCGTGGCGCCCACAGCTAAACCAGTTAAACAGGCTTTGCTTGATAAGTTTAGAGATAAAGTTTTAGCAAACGAACCCAAACACTTTTCTATTTTACGCAACTTGCCGAGACACACAAATGACTGCGACGAATATACCGCTGGTGAATATAGCTGACGCTTGGCTGTTGAACTACGGACCCGACTGGGTATCGGAGGATGAGATAAAGACAGATTTATTTTTCTGGCAAGAACTACCCAAGCTAATGTCTCGCGGTTTTCTTGAGTCTCAGTTCATGCTTTACACAAACAGGTTGCACTACAGGTTTATTCCGTATGGAGATAGTTGACAACAAGGCGCTGCTTTTCAGGACTCGCAATCCTCAAAAGTACAGCATCATTCCTAAGCACAAGGTGCTTGAGCAAGATGAAGACGGCATCTATCAAGTGGCGGTGTATTGGGGGCTGGACGAGGCTAGGGTGCTGCGCAACCTTGGCGTCAAAGATGTGCCGTCCCCTATCACAACACGGTACGGCTGGCCCGGGCGGTTCAAGCCCATGCAACATCAGATTGAAACGTCCGCGTTCTTGACGCTGTATCGCAGAGCTTTTTGCTTTAACGATCCGGGCACAGGTAAAACTATGTCCGCGTTGTGGGCTGCTGACTATCTGATGGAGCGCGGGTATGTGCGCCGCGTGCTTGTGCTGTGTCCACTATCTATTATGCAGTCGGCGTGGGTACAGGATATAAACAACTCCATCATGCACCGTAGCGTCATAGTCGCCCATCACCAGCAAGCATCGCGTCGGATTGAGATGATCCAGAAAGACTACGAGATAGTCATCACCAACTACGACGGGCTGGCGCTGATTGCACAAGAGATCAACAACGACGGCAGGTTTGATCTAATCATTGTCGATGAGGCGAACGCATACAAGAACTCAACTACGCGCAGGTGGAAAGCGCTTGCGTCAATCATTAAACCGGACACCTACCTGTGGATGATGACGGGTACGCCTGCTTCGCAGTCACCCGTGGATGCGTACGGTCTGGCTAAGTTGGTCAATCCCACAGGCATACCCAAGTTCTTGACGGCGTGGCGTGAGCAAGTGATGAACAAGCTCACCATGTTTAAGTGGGCACCAAAGCCCGACGCCGCGCAACAAGTACACAAGGCGTTGCAACCAGCGATTAGATTTACGAAAGCCCAGTGCCTCGATCTGCCACCAGTTGTCACGGTCACACGCGAAGTGCCCATGACTCCACAGCAGAACAAGTACTACAAGCAACTCAAAGATCAGTTGATGTTCTATGCCGCCGGGGAGACCATCAGCGCAGTCAACGCTGGCGTGGCGGTGAGCAAGCTGTTACAGATAAGTTGTGGAGCAGCGTACACAGACGACAAAGAAGTGGTGGTCTTCGATGCCAGTCCGCGCATGGCTGTGCTGGAGGAGATCATGGAGGAGACGGATCGCAAGGTGCTGATCTTCGCCATGTTCCGTACAAGTATGGACAGCATTGCCGCGCACCTAACCAAGCACGGGTATACCAATGCGCAGATCAACGGGGATGTGAGCGCCAGCAAACGCAACAAGATCATCCACGACTTCCAGAACACGGACAGCATCCGGGTGCTGGTCATGCAACCACAAGCGGCGGCGCACGGGCTGACGCTGACTGCCGCTGACACGGTGGTGTTCTTTGGTCCGCTCATGTCTGTTGAGATGTATACACAATGTATAGCCCGGGCAGACCGTAAGGGACAGGACTCAGACAAGGTGACTGTGGTTCACATCCAGAGCAGCACCATCGAACGCGACCTGTTCTCGGCTATGCGCAACAAGGTGAACGACCACACCCTGCTGGTCAAGTTGTTCAGCGAGGAAGTCAAACGATAAACATCACTTGCATTCCCCAGAAGTTACCTGTAAACTGTCAAACACTAGACAAGGAGAAGTAGATGCCTGACGAAGCCAACGATTTGGCGGTTGTCCCTATGGACAAACTCGCCAAGGTGTACCGTAAGATGGCGGCACGGATTCAAACACTCACCTCTGAGTACGAGAATGCTGTCGAGGAAATCAAGATTCAGCAGGAGCAGATCAAGAATGCTCTGAAGGATCAGATGCTTGCCCTTGGGCTGGCGTCTGTGCGCACGACCGAAGGCACCGTAACGCTGTCAACCAAGACACGTTACAACACGCAGGACTGGGATGCCTTCAAGCAGTTCGTTATTGCCAACGATGCGGTCGATCTTCTGGAGAAACGTATCCATCAAACCAATATGGCTTCGTTCCTTGAAGAGAATCCCGGTTCAGTTCCCCCCGGACTCAACTCCGTGCAGGAGTATGGAGTCTCTGTTCGCAAACCCACTAAGTGAGGCTGTATGTCTAACGTAACTATGTTCAATCCGGCACAAGTACCCGCTCACGTTCGTGCCCGTGGCGAGCTTTCAGCCATGGCTAAGTCCTTGGCTGGCGGTGCAGTCGGTGGCGGCAAGCGCATCTCCATCAAAGGCGGGGTCTTCCGTCTCATGGCTGGTGGTAAGGAAGTGGCGGCTATTGAGGATCGCTTTCTTGATGTCGTGTTTGTCAACGCCGCGCCTAACATTGGACGCACCTTCTATGCTAAAGCCTACGACGGGGACGCTAATGCACCGGACTGCTGGTCTGCTGATGGCAAGACGCCAAGCCCTGACGCAAGTAACAAGCAGCATGACCAGTGCGATGGGTGCCCCAAGAACATCGCTGGTTCTGGTCAGGGTAATTCTCGCGCTTGCCGTTTCCAGCAACGTCTTGCTGTTGTGCTTGCTAATGATGTGGGCGGGGATGTTCTCCAGCTAGCGCTCCCAGCTACGTCGCTGTTTGGTAAAGGTGATGCGGATCAGCGCCCCCTACAAGAGTACGCTCGCTACCTTGCGGCACAGAACGTAGATCCTGCTGACGTTGTTACTCGCATGAAGTTCGACACCAAGAGTGAGTCGCCCAAGCTCACGTTCAAAGCCATGCGTTGGATTGATGCGGACGAGCAAGCGACCATCAAGTCGCAGAGCGAGTCTGATGATGCTATCAAAGCTATCACCATGACGGTTGCCAAGATGGATAACGTCAAAGCTCCGGCCCCGTTAATGGCTACGCCGCGCCCTGCCTCCAAGGCAGAGCCGAAGAAGACCGAGGCGTTGGTTGCAGACGAAGCTGAAGAGCCAGTCGTGCGCAAGGAAGAGAAGAAGCCTAGCGCAGTACCCGCAAAAAAGAGTAGCCTAGCGGCTATGGTTGACGACTGGGACGACGAAGCTTAAAGGGAGGGGGCGCAAGCCCCCCAAATATTCACATGGCATATTCACAGAAACTTATTGATGAGGTAGCCGCCGCTCCCAAGACGCTGGGTAACCAGCTAGGGCGGTGGGCTATTCACCGGGACTTCTCCGTCCTGCGGGTGGCGCACATTACTGGTGCGTCTCGACAGTCTGTATACAACTGGTTTAGTGGCGGAGAAGTTTTCGTGGCGTACAAACCTATAGTGGAGGCGTTGATTAAGATCTTAAAAGCCAACGTCGATCCTGACGTTGCGCACGAAGAAGCATGCAAGGCATTCAAGATAAACCCGTAACTGGGAAAGCTAATGACACTACCGCTGAGATTTCTAGCGGAGGTTCTGCCGTCCCCGGGAGATGGGTACTATTGCGCGGTAGAACTTTCAAACACTAAAGAACACGTTTTCGTAAAACAAATTGAGGAGATTGACCAGCCTGTAGAAGACTGGTTGCAGAAGCGATACGACATTTACTTTGCGCTAGCCACATTCAAGACGGCAAGTAATCGCCGCGCAACGAATGCTTTTCAGATCCGTTCGTTCTTTCTGGACATGGACGGGTATGCCTCACGCAAGGAGGCGGCGCTATCACTTGACGCATTTCTTGAAAAGACAGGGCTGAATGGTCTCGGCATGCCATGGCTGGTTAACTCTGGCGGTGGGCTGCATGTGTATTGGCCGCTTACCGAGCCGGTCGATGTTGTTGATTGGAAACCAGTAGCTGAAGATCTCAAACGTCTGTGCAAACAGGAAGGTCTTCGTATCGACATGACTGTCACGGCTGACGCCGCACGGGTGCTGCGCATCCCGGGCACGATGAATTTCAAGAAGAAGTACCCAACACCACGGGAAGTTAAGCTGCTGGCTGAAGGTGACAACTTCGCCTTTGCTGACATTGTGAAGTGCATTGCCGATCACCTTGTCGAACCCAGCCCAATGGGGGCACCGCCGCTACAACTCCCCGGTACGCGCCCATCCAAAGATACTAGCGCGGCTAAGCTGACTCTGATCTCTAATAGCGCGACATCGTTTGCGCTGATGGAGAAGAACAGCGACTGTGCTCAGATCAAGTTCTACCGTGACAACGCGGCTGATGATGGGATGGAGCCACTATGGCGCGGGCTTCTGTCGTGGGCAAAGGTTTGTGAAGATGGCGAAGAAGCTGCCCGTGAGCTTAGCGCCCTGCACCCATACGATGAAGATCGTATGCGCAACAAACTTGCGGAGATCAA